TTTTAGCCGCTACGTATGTCATAACCTTACCTATGAACCCCTTACGCATATATTTAGATGCTATGAGTTGTTTTTCAAATGCCACAGGTATAGCCCGGTATTTTTCCCACGTGGCGATTTTCTCCGGATCATATCCGAATTCATCAACCAACATTTTGTAAGCGATGCTCGCCCATTTTGTGAGCAAATCAACGAACACCAATAAAATAAACACGCCCAATATTTGAACGTGTTTTAAACCAATCACCCATATAGCCAACGCAGCAACGCTGCTTAATATTGTTTTTAAGATAAAGCTAGTTGTAAGAGAATTCCAACTATCGATTAAGAAATCTAACACTATTTGCATTATTACTCCTTTATAATCCCTAAGCCATATACCCCTCTTGCTACATTGGCTTTTTGAATATTTAGTTTGTCTAACTTTTCCCTCTTCGCATCGCTAGACATTGTTTCGCTATCAATAATTTTCTTCGATGCTTTATTAATAGCCTTAAATGAATTTTGTGCATTTTTCAGTTTATTGTATAACTTAGGGTCATAGCCTTCCGGTCTCTGCCCTGTAAGTTTTAGTTCATTATGAAGTTTTTCTTGCTCCTTAAAATCATCATAGACACGTTGCACGCTATCACTACTTTGATATGGTTTAGCAAAGAAACGGCGTATTTCCGGTAGCTCTGTTACACCTTTAGTAGGGCGTTTTTCATTCGCACCACCAATAGCATCCGTTATGTCTAAGCCTAATCGAGCAAGGTTACCACCATAACCCATAATTGTATTATCCACTTTATACGGTGATACGTTGAATGTGTCGCCAATTTTTCGAGCCACCATAGATGTATTAGATCCGTACTGTAGTTTATCCGGTAATTTCTCTTGTGATTGAGGGACAATGTTTCTCTGTCTGAATTTAGAATAATTGCTCCACCATTCCCAAATCGGAGATAAAGCCGTAGGCAATACATCCGGCAATAGTGTATCAATCGTTCTGTCGCCTAAACCTTTAAAACCGACTCCGTTTCTGCCTGTTGATTTATCGTCAAAATACTGTAACATACGTTCAAATGTAGTGCCGTATAACAACCCTAATTCAAACGGCTTAGGTATTTTTATAAATTTATTACCAGCTGGAATATGGAAGAATGTATCCTTTTCCCATTGTGGCAACTCTTGATACGCTGAATTATCTTTATTCAAATACCATAATGCAATTGTAGGTAAGGTGATAAACAAAGTAGATTTAATTGTCATACCTTTCGGATCATCACGCCATGCACGTACTAATTTGTCGCCACCTTGGACAGTCGCATTAAAGAACGCTACAACTTTATTTGCAGTCTTAGTATGTGTACCGGTACGGCTGAAATCAATCGTAATATCACGGCTTGCAATAGATGCTTCGCCTAGTGATTTAGGGTTTAAATTGGTTTTTGTTAAACGGCTATATAACCCTGTATACCCTTTTCTAGCATTGCTAAATTCGCCTAAACGGGTAGCCACTTCCGTTGCTTCCGATATAGCGCGCAACACTTCTATAGGGTTTCTTGCGACTTTCGACAATGTAGACTTACGAGAAAATAACTCTCTTAAATGTCCGCTCAAATAGTCTCTATCAAGGCTTACCATAGCAGCGTGAGCGCCACCACTTTTTACGTAATCCCAATATAATTGGTCTTTCTTTAAGAAATGTGCTAACCCTCTAAATGTATCAACTACAGGCAAAAAACCATGTTTAGAAAATACACCAGCCGAAATTGTATCGCGCAAGGCGTTTGTGATAGCAAAGCCAGCAGTAACAGTAGAACCAGCACGTAACCAACTAGCCGGATACTGCAATATTTTTGTTATAAAATTGCTTGTATCCTTGTTCATCATTTTCATTGCTTGCGCTAATTCCGGAGTTGTTTCATATACAACTTTTTTCCCTTTAACCCAAACAGAAAATGTATTGTCTGTAGATTTTGCTGGTCTATTACCTCTTACCTCTTCGACAATGGTTCCTACGCCCGGTTTCTTTGCTAACTTGGCAAAGGTAACGCCCACGTGATTTCGCTCGATCGCATTGTAGAATTGGTATGTATTTTTTACGATACTTTCTAATGGATCAATAATATCACGTGTACTACCTTTGAACCGCTTAATAGGATTAGCCACGTTGACAAACCCTTTGGAACTAGAAAAGAACCCATCCATACTTTCTGCCGAGAAATCGCGGAAAAATGGAACGTAGTTAGGGTATTTATTTCGCAACAAATGGTATGTTTCCGGTTTTAATATCCCATTATTCACGAGTTCTGCAAGTATATAATCTTGAAAACGGTGAATATCTTTAGCAGCACTTTTAAATGTAGGATTTTTTTCGTACTGACTAACGGCCGCTAAATCCTCTTTTAGTGTAAATGTAGCCATTTGTCCGTTACGGTGTAGGTCTAAATCATGTAGTGCTACAAGATAAGCACTAAAGTCTTTATGTTCTTTTTGAGGTATATCCTTAATGATATCCTCAAATGCACGAATCCCCTTTTCGGGTCTCCCACGTTTTATAAACTCTTCCGCTTTGCCTACCCATCCACGAGATAACCACGCTTGCATAAATGGATTATCTTTAAACGCTACTTTTTCACCTGTGATATGTTCCACTTCCTCAACCATTTCACGCAATGGATTAAGTTCATCAATAGCTTTTGTATAGACATCGCTCGCTACACGTTTAATAGTATCTTTAATATTACCGTCTTTAGCATCCGTAATGATGCGTTCTGCTTTAGAGGTGCGTTCAAAGGAAATAGAACCTTTGATGCGGTCTGCACTAGACTGTTGGTTCCATTCATGAGTAAGTTTAGATAATTTATTAACAATGCCATTTAACGCCTTATCACGCTCTATAGTTTCTTTGAAGTGTTTATAAAACTCCGGAAAGTCCTGTTTGGCTTTTGCTCTATCTGATACATAATCTTTAAAGAATTCGGCGTATCCCTCTTTACGCTTGCCGGCTACATCTAAATTATCATAGCTAGTACCAAACCGCTTTTTGACTTGACCTAACAATTCAGTATCAAACTTAGGAATACTGCTAAATCCATTATGGTTATCAATGTAATGACCTAACTCATGCATCATTGTAGGGATATCACCATATGCCCCCGTACGGATTACATCGCTATTAGGATTATACCAACCCTTAGCGTTTTTAGTTCCCAATCTCCCTGTTTTTATACGCTGATTGAATAGGTTATTGATACTATCAATAATTTCACGACGACTAACGGCACGCCCCATACGTTCAACGCCTTCACTTTGTTCCGTATGTGGTGTTTCGTTACCTTTAGTGCTATATTGTAGTGTCTCATTAGGCTTAACGCCTTTACTTTCCAAATAGCGGTTTGCTATTGCTTCGTTGCCGTCAAAGGCTTTCACTACGGCTTCGTGTACTTGTTCATGCGTTGCATTGTCTAAAAGCTGGCTTGGTTGCTTAGCATATTGACTCACGGCACCTTCTACCGGTTCCACTTGTAACATTTTAAGTTCTTGCGTATCGGTGATTAATTCGGCAGCACGATCACGGCGAACCGTTTCCATATATTCATGGCTCAAGCTTTCAACCGGTACGTCTAGGCTTTCAGATAATCTTGCCTTAACCGCATCCAGTTCCGTTTTAGGAATATCTGGCTTAGTTGCTTTGTTTAAATCTTTCAAGATTTCTGTATTAGAATGAACTTTATTTTCTAATTCGGTTAATCGTGTTTCAGATGCATCATTTTTAACAACGTCTTTTAACTCGTTGATGATTGTTTCACGTGCTTTTAGTGGTAATTCATCAATCGCATTTTTCAAACTTATGTTTGGCGCATCTTCTTCATAACGAAATCTACTATTTATATCGTTTTCAATCGTCTTTTCTTGAATTTTAGGTGTTTCGTTCTCTACAAAGTCAGTACTTATGCGGTCTTTAGGCTGAAATTCGTTTATTTCGCCTGTACGATCCGTTTCACCTTCGCCTTGATATTTACCTAAATCATCGTTTTTAACCGATTTCTTTTCGGTATTTTCAACGAAACTGTTTAAATTTGTGTGCGGTTCTTCTCCTTTTACTGCATCACGTTCTATGAACTCATCTCTAAATGGTTCTTCATGTGATACTCTGTTAGGGTCTAGGCTACTATCTTTAAATGATGTATCACGTGGCCCATTTTCGTATCTTCCATAATTACCTTTAAATGTATCTTCCGCAATTTCTGCGCGAACATTATCACGTGCAACTGCTGGGTCTGGTCTTTCGTAATATTCACGAATGATTTTTGCCATTTCCGCCGGTGTTGCATCTGGCCTAGCACGCATTTCTTTTAATGCGGCGCTTTCGGTGTTATGCAATTCCCATACACTGAAATCGACTTGCGTTCTCCAGTCCCACGGATCTAATCCACGATTTTCGGCAAATTTCAATAAACCGTTTTCGCCGTTCAATCTATCCCCAGTAAATTGAACTAAGCCACGGGAGCCGTAACCGTCACCACTT